CTATTTTACTTCTTTATTTTTAGCCTTAAGGAAATAAGAGACTATTAAAACAACAGTTCCTCCAGCAAATATAGTTCCGATTGTTTCTTGACCGATAGTTATTAAATAGAATGAGAAACCAACAAATATAAGTACTATAATAAAAGCCATTACCAAAGCAGTGAAATTATACCAATGCGTATGTCTAAAATCACTTTTGGCTATTTTCATTCTATCTTCGTTAAATTTGATACGGGCATCCTGTTCCATCTCCGTACGCTTCATGATCCATGGAATGATATCCTTAGATACATTATTCAGTTTTGTTAATTCATCGGCAGATGGAAGAAGGTTATCGTCATAGACCGTATTTTGCTCCAGTGTCAAACCGGTCTTATCACATACTTTATTTTGTTCCGCTTTCTTTGCCATTATAGCGCAGGTTCAAATTTAATTTTAGCTTCTCTAGTTGCTTTATTAAAGTCTCTATTAAAAGAAGAAACATCTTCTTTCATATTCTTCTTATCATGGTCCGTGCCATAATAATCAAGTTTTTTCAAGGAATCGTTGATTTCTTTTACAATCTGTTCCTCACTTGCTTTTTTCGGAAGTAAGGAACCTTGCATAGATTTAGTGATTGCTTTTATAAACTTTTTCATATATATTAACCCCTTTCTGTTATACTAAAAACAGAATTTATAGCGAATTTGTTCTGCAAATAAACAAATAATCAACCAAAACTGCAAAAATACAATTGAAATTTGTCGTTAAGAGGTTAAACTTTAACTATTCCGGAAGTTTTTAACAAAAATCCCCGACTACATAGCCAGGGACAAACACAAAGATGCAACCTTCGCTATCACAGCGACAGGCACAAGCCAGTCCAAAACCTTTTCTAAGCGTTCCACAACATAACCATGAGCAGGCGACAGAAATCGTGATGATACCTGTCGTCCGCTTGCTCTAGTAATATGTCGAGGTTAGTCCTCATAGTGTATTGCGGTCATTACCTCCCAAATCTTGCCAGATGGTGCATCCTCATCTGCAAAGTAGAACCGGTAAGCAGCTTTTAGAAGCATTGCTTCGTCCAATACTACGCACGTATCGGCATAAAACGAGTTGAAAGCAACGTATTTGTCCCATGGCGTCGTTCCGGACGGGAACGGCATGGATTTAGTTGCCTCCATGATCTGATCTACGCTCCAGTGTGCACCGGTCTTCTTTTCTCCGGCCGCATTGGTGTATTTGATCTTCTCTACATCAACATCAGCGAAATGTTTGTCGTAGTGGGGACCGTATAGGGCTTCATGTTGCTCTCTCATGAAAGACATGTATAGTTCCGGATGTTCTTCCTTCACTACACAGAGAATTTCATCCACACTCTCCACGCTTTTCCACATAGCCTTATCGGAGGTTACACCGTCCGCCTTGGCTTTCTTCATCATATCTATATACTTCATAATTATAACAATGATTTTATTTCTAGTAAATCTTCGGCGGATATGGTTACTTTACCCAGATCACCAACGATCATGTCCAAAAGCGGATGATGGGGAATATTCGCCACTATCTCCCCTTTTCCGATAGTCACAGGGATTATGCCCATTCTGTACTCCTTGATATCCATTTCCTTAAACATACCTATAAGCGTATCGAAGACGGTATCAGTGTCAATCATTCCCTTTTCATCTCCAAGGAAAAGAAGAGAATTGTCTATTACACTGTCTATCTTGTCATCAATGCGATACATATAGTTATTCAATCCCCTTTTCAGCAGTCCACGTACTTGAGGTTTTGCCGGGAAAATACCATCTATCTTATTTTCCGCCCAGATTTGCAGCTGGCTTTTCAGGTCACCCTTGAATTGGTTTATATCAGTCACTTTCATTTTTTACCCCCTTTCTTCACCTGTTCACGTTTCATCTTCTGGTATTCGGAATAAGGCATATCAGAATACTTTTCCTTGTACTCCTTGAAATCATCCATTTCCGCATCTACCTCCTTTTGGGCTGATTTTCTAAGTCTTTTCAGCAATGTAAGATGGTTGTCCAGCGCATCCTTCCCTACCTTGCTTTGTTCGACTACCGGACGCATCATAGCCAAATACTGTTCATTGAGCAGCATTGATATATGATTGCTGCTTTCCAAAAATTCTTCATTAGAGGCAATCAGCTCTTTCTCTTTATCGGTCATGCTATCCCAGATAGAATCGACTTCATCCCATACGGGAGATTGGCTTCGTTGTTCGTTAGATGGCTGGGATACCTGTTGCTCATACATTCTCTTCTGTAGTTCCAGATTTTGCTGCATCTGCTGAAGCTCGGAAATTCTCGCATCAAAGTTGTTTCCCGGATTGAGTGTCGGATCACCGTTCAAAAAGTAATTGTTCATAATCGTTAGTTAGTGGTTAATATTGGAAAGCGGCAAGCACGCCCGAAGGCGCACCGCCACTAACTTTCATTTTTTCTTTTTCTTCGGAACCGGCTTACTGCGCTGGCGCTGTTGCGGTGGTTCCTTGGCAGCAGCAACGTTGGCTGGGAAACCCGGTAACGGTCGGAGTGCTAGGAAGAGTCACAACGCCCTTGATATTACGGCAATCCAAACGATCCGTGTAGTTGATGCTGGCGGTAAACGCCTTGTCAATCTCACACTGAATAAGTCTGTCTTGGTAAGGACGGATTGCTGCGCCTACGGCTACTTCTTTTTCGAGGCAGCTAATACGTGCGTTCAATGCATCGAAGCCGTCACGCTGGTTCTTGTACAAACCAAAAGATGCATTGTTCAGCTTTTCAGTCTGGTTGTCGTACAGGTCACGGATTGATTTGTACAAGCCAAAATCACCATCTACTTGAGATTTGTAAAGAACAAAGTCTCCGTCCACTTGTGATTTCCACAAGCTGAACTTTTCTGCAACGTCCGTATCACGATGAGCGTACATCTGATTCAGAGTGCCAACCTTCAAGCCCCACATTTCGTTTGTCAAAGCCAATTCAGCTTCACACGATTTGCTATAGGCGTTAAATGCAGTTGGAGCAACACCCGAACGTCCGGCAACGGCATCGCTTACAGTGTTGATATTTACGTTTTCGGGCATTCCGCCACCGAAACCGAAACCACCTCTGCCACGACCCCAAATAGCAGCAGCACCTAGGGCTGTACCAATGATACCTGTAGCCAGTGCCGCATTACCGACACTTTTAGAAGCGTATTCCTTGCGATTCTCGTCATGGACATACTCCTTCTCCTTGATAATTTCCTTCATTTCTGTTTCCATAAAGTCTTAATGTTATACATACGGTCAACGTTAACCGTATATTGCAAAGGACAGGAAAAGTGCGTTGCTCCTAAACTATTCCGTTGCTACCTCATTGCTAATATGTTGCAAGTTCGTTGCTACACTCCATTTCTTGATCTTGTATTGGAAGTTGTTCCGGATCTTGTTTACTGATTGTCTTGTAAGCTTTGTGACGGAAGATATTTGGGTATCGGTGAGCTTTTGGGAAAGCAAATGTATGAGGATATATCTAGCGTCTACCGCTTCTTCCGAGTTGCTATGGATCATATCGATCTCCTCTACTCCCGTCTCTTTCGACACGGCTACGACCAGTTCTTTATATAAATCTATATTTTTCATGTTGTCAAACATATATAGTTGAAAAACAAAACATCGCAAAATCTGTTGATAAAGCTACGGAAGCCCCTTAACAGTCCCTGCGATGTTAGCCCGTGTATGATTTGGTCGTCGAAACGGGTTGGGGCTTTCTTCTTTCCCCGCCCCTGGGGATATATTGTTAACGATGCCGGCCTTCTACTTTACCGGTTTCCGATTAATTTCTGATTATCTCATAATTTTTCCTCCTTTCATTAAACATTTTCCATTATTCTTTGTTGTTTTTCAGATTAAACTTTTCATACCGGGGAGGTCTGTGAAGATATTAGCCGGTTATATTACCACATGAACAAGTTACAACTAACTCCGGCTCCTACGTACCAACCATTCGGATAACCGTATCCAGCTTGCAAGCCAAATCCCCAGCGTTTCTTTTTCTGTATAGTAGGAGTAGGGAAAGTAATAATCTTATTGTCCCTGTATATTTCCATAGAATCAAGGCTGGGATTATACCCACTGACTACCGCTCGGTAATCATCTGTTTTATATTCCTTGCTTGTTATCGGTATAAGTACCGGAATCGAATCGCCTTCCACGGTTCTATCGGTGGAAGTATCTATCAGGATCGGTAAATATACCGTATCGTTACGCTTCAGAGTTTCCCTTACCGGTTTGGGTATTGTGTCTCTTATCGTGTCCCGGATATGTACAGTATCTCCCTTTACATACACAGTTTGCGGATCGTGCGGATTACACTGCATCCACACGACCACGCCAAGCAACAAGCAGACTAGTATCCAAGGAAGGGTTTTCATAGAATACTATCACTTGAAGACCACTCCGAGCTTGCCAGCAAAGTATTCAGTTCTTCGCCTTCGTAGACAGGATAAGGATAAACCGGCTCTTGCGGAGTCTCCTCTTCGTCCAATAACGGCAAAGGCATAATACTTGGGAACAACATTTCATAGTGATCCAATTTCATAATCACCTGTGTACCGTCAACACTCTTTCTCGGAACTAGATGTAGTTCGTCAAGTACCTCCTGCGGTATCTCGTTCAAATTCTTTGTGGGAAATGTTATGTACTTCATTCTTGTATAAATATTGGGTTATTTAAATCAATTATCTCGTCTCTCTCCATTAGATTCTTTAAGAAATTAATCTGCAATAGTGGTATGGTTTTAGGGTAGAGGATTAGTTTGTAGAATACCATCTTCTTAAAGAAGTCATCGTACCATTTACCAATAAACAAACCTGCATCATCAATATTACTTCCCGGAGTTATAGGTTGTCCATCTACCGAAGTTTTAGTACCATATATTATCTTTTTAGAAGTAGCATTAGGAGTAGCTATACTACTTCCAAAAGAATATGCTAACACTTCATTGGTTTCTCCATAATCATAATCAGAAGTAAACGCTCTACCAGCATTAGTAGATGTACCTTTGTGCATAGATACTGACCTAGGATTAAACCCTAATATATCTCTTTTGAAAATATAAGTATAATCCGTCAACGCAGGAATATTAGCATTCTCACTATAATCAGTTACTCCATCGTATACAAGACCATTAGGATAGAGAGGAAGCATTTCGATAGTTACTTCTTCGTTTACTGCAAGAGTAGATGATAATTGAAAATAAATAAGATAGTATCCTCTATTTACATCAATATTATATTTATCTATATTCTCTTGACTAATTGGTGAAATTGTGATAATAGCATCTTTATTGGCAATTAAATCTTTAGAAGTTATTCCTAAAGGAACACCTTCACTATTTCCTCCAACAGGATAGTAATGATAATCACACGTAACTCTTATATTTTTATTAGATTTAAATTTAACAGATACAGGATTAGATATAACTTTTAACTCTGTATTATTAAATTCCCAATCACTATTTCCTCCTAACTTCTTTAAAGTAATATCATAAAGATTTCGTGAAACAACTATAACACTTGTATTATTTGAACTTGAACTAGACCAAGATTTATCAAATCTTCCAAGAGAATAACCACCATAACCTGACATCTTATCGTAAGCAAAGTTGGTATTAGTTAATCCGTAACGAGTACCATTATCAGCAGGAAGTACTTCTATAAGAATGTTAGGATAGTTGTCTGTGTTAGTACCATAAATAAAAGACCTTTCAGATGCGGGAATATCTAATATTACAGGTTCAGTACTGCCACCTGACTTAAAGACATCTATTATTTTCGACCCTCCATTTATGTAATATTTCAAATTAACACTAATTGCAGTACCCACCATAGAAAACTTTGCTTTGAATGCAGGCAATGGAGTATCACACTCTACATCTAACATCATAGTGAAATTATTATCCATCTTGTTAGCCTTTACTTCAATGCTATAATCAGTCTGATTTATTATAGGTGAAAATAGAACAGGTTCAGGATTTCCATCATACCAATTTTCTGCAAATATGGCAGGTTGACTAACTTCAATTACATCTTTAACAGTTCCTAGATTTGCAGTATAGTTCTTATCTTCATCGAGATTAGTCTTACCATAATTGTCCCAGTAATAAGGTGGTAACTCTACCTTAGCTTCAATACCTACATACTCGTTCAGCTCTTTAATCTTGTCGTCTGTTGAGATACTGTCGAAGAGCATGAAGTCGTATAGAGCAACTTTAGAATAAAGGTCTTTAAGAACTCCTCCTCTTCCTATGTTTGGAACTACTCCATTATTAGGAGCAACTATATCACAAGTAATAGTTATATTATGTAATACTCCAAGTAAATCTTCACAAGTAATATTTGTATTTAGTATTCCATCAATATAAGTGTTTCCAACTAGTCTAGATTGATATGCTATTTGATTATTATCAGCAGAATTAGTACAATATATAGCAAAATCATCATATAAAGAATTAGGAGAAGCACCGGACGACCTTTGGTCATATAACATAGAATTGATAGTATTATTATTAACCTTCATCAATACTTGCTTTCCTCCACCAGTAACAGTAGGAATAGTAATGTGGTCATCTACGCCATCGAACTGGTATGAACCATCTTTATTAACTCCACTTCCTTCTCCATAAGCAGAATTATGAATGACACCATGATTGCCATGACCGGATATATCGGGAATGTAACCTAGAATCTTATAGCTAGAGTTAGGTATTCTTAATAGTCTAGGAGATAGGATACAGTTAGGTTCATTATTATCAAATATATAAGCACTTTTAGCCTTAAATACCATTGTTTTTTCAACAATAACTTTAGAACTAGTTACTTGATTGTCATTCAATAATAATCCAAATATATTATATATATTAGGAAGTAGATTAGAATCAGCGGCAGAACCTATTCTAGTAATAGTAGAACCTACTCTGAATTTACCTCCCCAAGATACTTCGTTACCATTTTCATCATTGAATCTCAATAGAACTGGATACGGCTGCACAATGTCCTCAAACCTAATATATTCGTCAATAGTAAGATTAATATTCTGTGTAGATTCATTATCTATAACAAATGGGAATCCATATTTACCAGTATCAGGATTATAAGAAGAACTAGGAATATTTATAAAAGTACCATTAAAACTAAACTTTCTTAATTCATCTATTAGATTATTCATAGTGACTATTACCCATATTTCACTATTCTTAGGAATCCAATCTCCCGGTTTTAATAAAGTAGAAGTTCCTCTTATTGCAAATGTTGGTGCAGTAGTTAGTTCAACAGTAGAAGTAATTATAGGATTCCATTGAATTAGATTAGTATCTACTTGAATATCCATAGTAATCTTCTGTGGAGATTTAGAATCTAGTCTAGCATTAAAACCTTTATAATCAGCATTAGGAATAGTATTTACTCCATTGACTTTAAGAGATTTAACCATATAAGGTTGAACTGTTTCTACTGCAATACCAAGACCTGTACCAATAGGATAATATTGCCCTATATTAGCTGTTTTACCATCTATATAGTATTTAATAGATTTAATTCTATCATCTTTCTTGATAACAGGTCTAAACTCCACCATATTTGGATACAACGTACCCAGCTTGTGCTTCTTTAGCTGACGCTCTATCAAGAACTTGGACATACTATATGGGAAGGACATGAGAGAGTAGATAGCTCCGTTGAAGAACCTAGAATCATTATCTCTAAATGTTCCTAACCATAAAGTATCACTATCAGTAGCAGTACCAGCAGCAATATCTTTATCAAGATATTTGTATTTACTTTGAAATACTATCTGTCTATCAAAAGTATTTAAACCTGGCAAACTAGTGGTCTTATAAAAACTATAAGGGTTAATAATAGAATTAACACTAATATTATCAACAATAAAAGCACCACCATTTTCTATTTCTGATGCAACTTTAGACTTACTTACTAGACATACTTGATTAGGGAAAGTCTCATTTAAGAATTCTCTTTCTATAATGAAAGTATAATCCTTATAAATCGGCATCCCTGTCACCTTACCGAAGTCATTTACTCCGTCAAGACAGAGAGCACCTGCGTGGGAAGGAATTTGGGTGATGGTTATAATGTTGGTTTCGTTCTTTACAACTTGAAATCCCGAAGTATTACTAGTTTGAGGCTTTGCAGTTCTCACATCAGATGGTAATGTATATTCTCCGTCTTTAGTTATCGAATAAACATTACTTTGTCCGTTTGAATCATAATATCTATAAATCAACTCTTGACCTTCTAATAAACCTTTAACTTGTATTTTAAAAGAAGGCATATCTGCACTATTGGTCAGTGATGTATTAGCAAATATTATCCATCCCGATAAACCATTATAACTACTACTAAAAGGAGAAGAAGTTGTTTCTTTACCTTTAGTCCATATACTTGTATTAGAAAGTTCTGTCTCATACTTCCCAATACCTGAATCCCCCTTCCAAGCAATATTGTTCAACTGAATATCCCTACCGTTACCGGAATAGTCAATCAGCTTATCGCCAAACTCTGCGTGGTTCTCGTTGGTGATTCCCTGCTTGATGGTATTACACAGTATATCAGGGTTAAGAGTTCTATCCAAGTTGAAGTAGGCTATTACCTGATGAATCCAGTCTACAGGGACGTTTTCTTTATTAAAAACAAAAGTACCATAATACGCATAACTGCTGTTTTCAAGCCCGATGGTTAACTTCGAATCAAAGGTAGTATATTGAACAGCTTGTAGCTTCTCTTTGTCTCCAAGCTCCACTATCTTTTCACCACTACTGCTAGTCCCTGCCATAAAGGTTTGACCGGAATAATCGCTTACTTGGATTCCGCCATCACCTATGATATTATACTTTCCTGTGCCTGATATGTGGGTTATTAAACTCACCACCGTAATCTCATTACTTCCTCCCAGCATCTCCTGTACGGTCTTGGTGGAAGTAATCAGGTCGTCGATCCCGTCGGTGACGAATGCGCCTTCGAAAGAGGGGATTTGCTCGATTACAAGGTTAGACCAATCAAAGCCTAAAGGAATATCAATATAGAATCCTGCTGCTACAGTGTTAGTAAAGGTAGGAATCTCATTAATACCATTGACCATTTTGATACCACCACCATCAGCAGTTGTTCTAAAGAATTGTAGAGCACCACCATCAGGTATTCCTGATATACGAACCTTCATAGCCTTAAAGGTGGTATTAGGAGCCTTATATGCAACCCAATTCTCTTTGTAATTAGAGGATGTTATCTTTACCTCAAAGCTAGTCTTTTGAACATCCTTAGAAGATGTCCAATCTAAGAAGTCAGCTGCATACAATCCAAACCCGCTGTTAAGCTTGAAAGCTGCGTTGCTGATTACAAACGGGTTGTCAGGGTCTACCAAGTTCTTGACTATAGCCCTGTCCGGATCGTCGTTGCTCTTACCGTAACAGATGCAGACAGCCTTCAAGGATGCCAAGACTTCCGGGTCGATGTAGGGACGGTCGGACGAACCACGAGAAGGCTTACCGATTCGGTTCAATCCGATCCGGTTAAGCCCTATTGTGTTTAATGAGACTCTATTAAGCATCATTCAGCCTCCGTTAGGATTCCACTTGTTACTTCTGTATAGCTTTCGATACGAATCACCTTCGGATAAACCAAGGCGTCAAAATCGTAATCAAACACTTTGCCGGAATCACTTTGGATATATCCCGGAAGAAATACAGGGTCAAAACCTCGGCTTTCGGCTGTCCTCTCATCCATTGATTCAGTTTCGCTACCGGTCTTCTGATAGATTCTGATTTCTGATCCAGAAACACGATCTAAATGAATGTTGAAATTACTGTTGACAACAATTTCTGATGCATAAAGATCCTGATTCGTTATTTGGGTAAATTGTAAATTAGCCATGATTGTTCCTCCTATTGATTAAAGTTTATAATAAAGCCCATCCGGCTTCTATGTCAGCCATGACAGCTGGGGCATCATTCTCGACACGTGAGATGGCGGCAGCAAAAGCGCACATGGTTGCTTTGTCGTTGATGTCCGGAACGTATGTGTTCGGGACTTGCATTTCGCTACATACACGGCTGATATATCCGGCTGTATTGTTCTCGTTCTCCGGGGCCCACCGCTTGATGAAGTCGACAATCGTCTGACAACCGTGTCTTTTACGGTAGTTTTGCAAGGTTCGGATAAGGGCACGGTAACCCCATTTCATTTCCGTAAACTGAAAGAATGATTTATCTTCCTGCTTTTCTCTCAATCCCTGCCATTTATCTTTTGTGATCCGGATATTGCCCGGATTATTATTTCTCAAACCTCTTGGTAAACTCATGCTTATTTCCTCCTATAATATCAATGTTAATATTCCCAACGCCAGACCCACGCAATCACAGATGATGTCTTTAATTGAGAACTCTGTTTTCTTGAAATACTTGTCGTACACTTCCTTCAGGACGAAGATCACGACGGTTATAATGATTGCTTCCCATAGTGGCGTATATTTCGATAGCCACATTACCAAGTTTTGGCAGACTATAATGTGTGCCATGCCGTCTATTCCGATCTTGGAGAGAAGCTTGCTGGCTAATGCGCTGATTTTATTTATCATATTCATGTATTTCCTCTTTTTCTATAATTTCTTTCACATCTTCCTTATCAACTTTAAACACCTTCTTGCCAAACACGCCCAAAGCCCCGATAAGATTGATGTTAATCCCTTTTGGCTTCAGTATATTCCCAACTATCGAACACCCCTCTATGAAGCATACCAGTAAACAGGAATACACATCTATCGGATATTCATTGTGACTTGCTACACTAATCATGCAGACCATGCAGACGAAAGCAAAGTAAGTGACCATCTTTCCCATAGTTGCACGGATCGCACGTGAGAATCTTACCTTTTCACCCATTAGTATACTTTTTCTTACTCCGAATAGGAGATCGCAGAGGATTACAGCACATGAGACAATCAGCCATGGAATCATATTTTGCAATGATTCGGCAACAAATGCAGTGGCTATTGCGGCAAATCCTCCGGTTGTGGTGTGTACTATTGCTTCTTTCATACGATACAGGTTAGATAAACGGTCAACAATGAAATTACCTCAATCCAGAACATCGGCTTTCTTTTTATGAAGTCGGAGATGAAGTTACCGGTCCAGTGCTCACTCATGGAGATAGCCATGTACGCAATGAATCCAGCCCATAACAATAACCAATACCAAGAATTGCAACCTACCCATATCTGGGAGAAGATTAAAGACATAGCAGCACCGATACAATGGGCGGTTTTCTGGCTTCCTTTGAAATTGGGAGATACACCCAATACAATCATCCCGACAACCGAAAGGAATACAAGAAACTGGCTGTTTTCCGTACTTGCTTCCAAAGCTGCCGGGAGAAGCAATACGCCGGAGCCGATCATACAAAGAGTAAACCAAAACTTATGCGTCAGGGCGTAGTAGGTATCACTGATGGAATACGGGATTTCCTTCATCTTCTTTATCATTGCAAAGACGTAACCAGCAATGAGGATGAACGACATTGATACTAGTAGAATCATAGCTTTATTTGTTTTTTAGTTTATACTTTAGAAAGAAGTTCGTTGACAGGCAGTTGAACGTATGCAACGAAATTTGTACTCACATATTTTCTAATACATTCAGCCTGATCCTTTGACACTTCTATTTCTCCATTCTTATATATGTTTTGTGCTAATTCCAATTCTCCAAGATCGGTAGTTTTCTGATAAATTACGTTTCCTAATATCTTTGAAATATCGATAGTACTATTATTCCCCTCGATGTCTCTTACTTGAATTTCTCTAAAGTCTATTATCATAATTATGTGATTTAAATATTATTACCAAGTTGCACTAAATAGAATTCCATTTTTAAACTGTAACACTTTAGTTCGTGTACTCCCATTATGCCATACCTGGGCGATTTCAATATATTCATCAATCCCTCTTTTGCCATCAACTACAATACCACCATCAATAGCAAGTGCTATATTATCTCGTCCTCCGGTTACGCTAATAGATACGCCCCTGTTTATATCATAAGGTCTTGATCGGTGATCGTAGAATCTTCCTAAATAATCTACTCCTAATGTGCTAAAAGGACCGACAATAACTTGTCTATCTGGGCTATTGAAGCCAATCATATTATCATAAAGGAACATTTCGTTACCAGAATCTGTACCACTAATAGAGCCTGTTCCGATGTGGGTGTTGGATATCTGGAATCCAGCAATTGTCCCTTCTACCGCTTCTATTCTCTTTACAACAAGTTTATCAACATCAATAAACTCCGTCTTTATCTTCCCGGCTTCTATGAAAGTCTTTCCGCCTACGGTTATTCCTCCTGTTTCAGGTAGGGCAATTTGACCTGCTTTTGTCAATTCAACACCCGTAACATTATGCTTAAAAGCCCCTCCGGTTATCATCCAACCCTCTGTTTTCTCAAGGTTCCCCACGAATATCCCAGAAGTTCCTAATACATCAATCGTCGCATTTTGAGCAAGAAGGACGTTTGTTGCCACGTTCTCGAACTCGCTGAACTCCTCCCACTTCGTTGAGTCAAAAGAGGAAGTAGACGTATGAGTGATCTTACATAACTTGTTCTGACCGTTATAGATTACTGTGTCTATGAAGGTCTCATTGCGGTAATACTCGGTATTAGCTTTCCATACTCCACGAGGGCGTAGCATTGCACCAGGTAATCCTGTTTTTCCTTGGCTCCCAGTGATGCAAGCCGGATTGCTTTCCCATGTAGAATTGTCCGTATAAGTGACCTTGGTCTTAGACCATAAGTATTTGCCGTCTTGCCACGTGGGAGACGTGCTAGACCAAGAACCTCCAACCAAAGAAGTAGAGGAAGTAGACAGATAGTATAAGACATCAACCGATTTAACACCTTTACCGTCATTACCGCTTGGTCCCTTTCCACCTGTTACACATGCCGGATCTGTCTCTGTATATGTGTTATTAGTATAAGTTATAATAGAACGAGTCCAAATATATTTTCCATCCTGCCATGCCGGAACAGAAGTCTGCCACGTTCCACCGGTAGGCGTGCTGTATGATGTAGATAGGTAATATTGTTCGGCAACATTCTTGACTCCAATCCCTGTTGCACCTGTGGAACCGGTAGAGCAAATTGGGTTGGTTGTTGTTGATGTATTGTCTGTATATGTTATTACTGATCTAGTCCAAATATATTTTCCATTTTCCCATGTCGGAGGTGTTGTGCTCCAAGAACCACCAACTAAGGAATTAGAGGAAGTAGAGAGGTAGTATTGTTCAATAATACTTGATATCCCTCTCCCGTCTTCTCCGTCACTTCCATTTGTTCCGTCAGAACCTTTAGAACCGGTAATACAAACAGGACTTGTTTCACTAGTGGTATTATCAGTATATGTGACTTTTGTCTTGCTCCACATATATTTCCCGTTAACCCACGCAGGAGGTGCTGTTAACCATGATCCACCAACAAGGGAGCTAGAGGATGTAGAGAGGTAATAAAGCACATCGACACTCCGTACACCTTTCCCATCCTGCCCATTTTGCCCGTCTTCGCCTTTAATCTTAGACCAAGTATAATCAGCAAATACATTGCTATCTGCCTGTTTGAAATCCACGTATACACCCATGTATACACCGGGGGTCTCACCATTATTAGCGGTGAAGGTTTTTCCGTCATCAGAGTATTTGATGTGAAGGTAGCTGGTTTGTCCATTTTCTCCGTTTGTGCCAGGGATGCCATCATCTCCTTTAAAGAGTGCCCATGTATATTTAGAAGGGTCGTTACTGCTTGCTTGGACAAAGTCAACATAAGTACCAATATACTTATTAGGAGTATCGGTCATTTGAGAAGCAGTCGGATTTTCTACAGGCGAATACTTAATATGGAAGTAAGATGTCTTACCATCAACACCATCTTTTCCGGGTATACCTTGTGATCCTGTAATACAAACAGGTTTGCTTTCTACAAAGGTGCCGTCTGTATATGTAGTTTTTGTCTTACTCCACATATACTTTCCATTAACCCAAGTAGGTGCATTAGTGCTCCATTCACCACCGATTAACTCGCTAGAAGAGGAGGAAAGATAATAGAAAACATCAACCGATTTAACACCAATACCATTTTCACCAGCTCCACCGGTTACGCTAATTGGATCAGTAGTAGTCGTTGAATCGTCAGTATAAGTAATAACCGAACGTGTCCAGATGTATTTGCCTTTTTCCCAAGTTGGGGGTGTCGTACTCCAACTTCCCCCTGTTAGTGACGTTTGAGAAGTGGATAAATAATATTGCTCCACTATACTTTTTACTCCTTTTCCTGAAGTTCCATCTTCCCCTTTAGAAATAACCTTCAACCAATCAGTAGAAGAATCTGATGGCTCCTGCGTAGTCGTAGATTCAATGCAAATCCATGTGCTTCCGTTGTGGGTTACTTCGTCATAATACCAATACGTCCCCGCTTTCCATTCACCTTTGAAAGCCGGAACCGGTACTTCCGTCACACCATCATTTGAAATCTGTTTGATCGTACCGGTCATGTAGATTCTGTTAAGATATGCACTATGCCCGGTCATATCCATTCCAAACAGTTTCAGGTTAGACAGGTCTCCCAACTGCATGGCAATCATATCCTTTGTGATCTCCCAGTTGTTTACACCCTTAAGGAAACGGATATAATTCTGCGTGGAATAGCTGGACTTCTGGCGTTCTGCATTGGTGAAGTTACCGTAGCAAACAAAGTGCATAGCCTTTTGAGGATGGTAAGTATATCCGCTGCGGAGAACGTATTTAAAAGAACTATTATCCAGCTTTTCGGTGATCCGGAAATAGGTTGTCTGAAAGCCTGTGTCATTGTTAAAGTTAGCCTTGCAAATATCATCTACTTCGATAGCTGCGACCTCGCCCGGTTCAAGCTTCAGGTAAACGATGCTGTTCTCTTCGTCCACTGATTCGATTATACCGCCTCCGGGTGCGTTCCATTCCTCACCCGTGATAACTGATACCCTGTTATATCGTAGTTCCGGCACTTCAAGGAAATCACGTAGGCGCAACGATTTCGCATCTATATCACCAGATGGAGTTATCAGCCAGCCAAGTAACTTTTCAGCATAATCAACAGAAGATATATTGCCGGAGAAAGCGGCATTATTGGCTGTAAGCTTATCAAGTACCTTTACAATATTGCTGCTCAATTCTGTTGCAGTTATCGTGTCCGTTACAATACCTTTGGTAACATTAATGCCGTTCAGGAATGAAATAAGCCCTAGGGCTGTGTCGTCTTTCGTCTTACTTATAGCATAAGCTATAATCTCCTGAAGCACTCTCTTTGCGGAGAATACGTTTCTGTCAGACGGGATTGTCTTGTCATTAACCCCAATAACATACACACTCGTTCCACCGCCTCCAACAGCAGAGCCGGAATAGGTTTGCCCCTTGTAAGTAAGGGAGTCAAGCTTGCTCTCTATCTCACCGATACGGGAATATGAAGCCGTTTCACCAACTGTGTAAATCGGGTGATCGTAAGGAATATCCAGTGGCCACTCGAAACCGATTATTCTTGATTGTCTGCCTTCCGGGAAAAACGCCTTATTTATCAGGTTGACCTTAGCTCCGACTTCGTATGTACGAATATTACCCTTATTGTAGATGAAATCGGCATCCATCTCACAATCGTAGGTGGACGGGTCAATCATGGATCTCTTTACGTACTCCTTTGCCTTTTTGAGTAGATTCTGCTCTGCGTCCGGCAACATCTGTTCGGAGATGTATGCGGTATCAAAGCCGTAAAGGATATAAGTATTAGAAGCTTCCGGATAAAGAACATCATCCGGGAGAAAGCGACCGTAATCCTCATTGCGGACAATTTCAAAGGTTGTTCCGGTGCTATCGCTCTCTACAATGTTAATAGCAAAGTCCATTCCGGCAAGCTTACCGGTTTGGAATATCATGTGAAGTTCTTCACCATCCAGCCTGAAATCTTCTGTAAAGTTCTTCAGTCCCGTATCTTTGAAATTGTAGATCCGATATTCCTTATCGTTATCGTCTACTTTGTTATCGTGGCTGACGCTGGATATTGTACCCTTGTATTGCGGATATTCATCCTCAAATATAACAATCTCTTCGATTGCCTCCTCTTCCGGCATTTCCACGTTATTCGGATCATCGTAATTTTCATCTCCAATGTTGATACGTTCACCGGTCGGGCTGTACCTATAAGCATCCACATAAGAAATGCCCTCCGGGAGCATTAGGCGTTTCTGAACAACTCCGTTAAGGGTCATTTCCTTATCATCCTTACTGAAGTAGTTATCGGGAACTTTACCGCTTATGATATTGTTAATGGTGTACCGGTTACCTAAAGAGGCAGTTACACCTTCCGGTAACTGGATAACGTTTGCTGCGTCACCGGTTAAAAGGCCGGGATTGTAAACAGCATCAAAAGTACGTCCGACATTTGCACCGGAAAGGAATGTTACGGAAGTAGTTGCAGAAGAACCGCCATACAGGTTAATATCGTATGTTACATACGCCTGAAAAGTCGATAATAGTCCGGAAGAAGCTGGAGCTGGTACGTGAACGTATACCCTTACTTTTAAATCAGAACTGTTTTTGTCGATAACCAACGTGTCGGGAACCTGTATTTTAGCCACAATCTCATATTGTTGATTTTGGGCTAATGAAACCGTCTGATTGCCAATAATTACCTCTTTTGATTCCCCGGAAATATTATAGATATATGACGCTTTCAATATATAATCTCCTGCCGGGAGAAAAGCACGGTTCCCTATTTGTGGGACGGCTGTTGATATATTGATTGAAATTCCTTCCGAAACAACTTTATAAGAACCACCTTTGGCTGATGAAGCTAAAGCTTTGTCAAGTGTCCATTCTGTATAAGAGGGGGTAAATGGTCCGCTGCCTTCGTTGCTACTAGCGGTATAGTCTTCCTTATACGTAACTCGTGACGGAAAGTAGTTTATTTTGAGCGGTCTTGACGTATCGGATATATTACGTCCATTAACCTCTTTTACGTCGAATATCAAATCTTTCCGGTAGCTGGAAGGAATGTTGCGGGTGGAACCGAAAGCGTAGATACGGGTCGCATAAGTGGTCTGGCTGTCGCTGCGTGTCATGCTGTTGACATTCACGTTTTCTGTGTCTGTCAAGTCACCGGCTTTGAAATCAACGGGTGAGCTGTATTCACAACGTCCGAAATGAATAACGTGTTCTGTTATCCACCATTCGCACTCCCATGTCTCCGCCATCTGTGTGAGAGCGTCGATCAGATTTACGTTGTCATAGGAAACGAGCTTGGAAGTGTTTTCTACTGTGCTGTCAATCTCGTATATAAATTCTTCTTCTCTGAACTTGTAACCGAGTGCTTTCAGGTTATCCAGTAAAACATCTAAATGCGTGTCAAGGGTAGCGGTGAGATTCCACGAGGCTTCACGTCCGGTGGTTTCCGGTGTATAGAAAAACTTCTTGTTCTTCCATTTCCAGTAATAAGCATCAAGGCGTAGTTCGTAGTCGTATGCACCGGTATTGGAGTTGTAGGTAGGCTTATACAGGTCTACCAACTCAAATATACCTAATTCATTGTCCACGTAGTCTCCTAGTTTGAAATAAACCGGATTGGAAAGGCTAAATAGCAAAGTGATATAATCTTCCTTCATCAAAAGGAAGTGTCTTTTCGAACCCTCATTGATAGTAGTCGAAAAGCGAATGTTGCCGGATATGTCTTTGATGTCTACTAATTCTGCCATATCACAAAGTTCGCAGATAGAAACGTCAAAACATAAAATCCGGCAATCCTATGAACCACAATTTGCCTATTGTGGTAATTTTACTCTCTATTACCCGGATTTGGCTCGTTAAGCTTTACCGAAATCTTTGAAAACGTCCTTGCCGTATTGAAACCGAAAGGCTGTGAACGGGTGTAATATAGATGATAAACCTCCTCTCCTAAGGCGGGAACCTTGACAGTAAATTCCCCTTTTGTAATCTCATTCAGAAATGCCTTATACTTGGTGATGTAGTCAGACGGAGAACTTCCTTGTAGGGTAAAGGTTAGTGTTATATCCCGTTCGTCAATCTTCCGATTGGCTATAATTATTTTCTTCCCGTCCTGTAAACGGGATTTATTCTCTATAACTTCTTTCATTGGAAGCGGAGCGTAGATAGCTTCAATGAACCCATCTCCCATTCTCACGCCCCACGTTGCGAAAGCGTCTTTATTGTTAATTAATAAGTCGGCCATATATTATAATTTTGATGTATTTCGTTTAACTTCAGCAATATCCGTCTCAATATTCTTCAATGACTTGTTCATGCTTGTTGTATCATCATGAATACCAGTCAACTCCTCATAAGACAGCCTTAACAAATCCCGTGTCTCACTAGCAATGTCCTTTATCCCTGTGGTATTGGCAATAATAGGCAGCATATCCGCTCTCAATTCAAGAATAGACATTGTTTGTAGCTGATTCTGATTCTTGATTTCCTCTCCGGCAATTTGCAAAGCGGTGAAACGTCCGTTAAGCTCGTCGATTGAATCCTGTGACGCAGTGGCAAAGCCTTTCTTTGAGGCTTCTTGGGATGAAGATGAAGACCATCCAAAAACTTCCTCCAGTCGATCACGTTCCGCCAACATCGCATCTGTTATACTTTGTTGCATAGAACGCAACCTGTCTACTTCTGATTCACTGAATAATCCATCTTCTCCAGCTTTAGACCAACTATCATAAAGTTCCTGTATTTTAGTATCGTAGTTCTTGGATATAACAGACTGAAGTATGGATTTTCTTAAATACTCTTCAAAACTATCGGCAAAATCTTTATTGGTGCTATCAAGATCAGATAACAGGCTTACGTAACTATCTCGGAAACTATCAAAGGATATTCCTGTAATCTGCTCCTTTACTGATTCTATGATTTCCGCCTCCGTCTCTCCGTATTGAATAATATCATCCAAATAACCTCTAAAATCCGTGTCCATTTGTGACCACAGACCGGAATAATTTGTCTTTATCCACTCCAGTTGATCGGCTGACATATAAAGCAGGTTCCACATATTGCTGAATTCGACACCTCCAAGAGCACTAGATATTTCTCCAGCTACATCTTTCCAGTTCTGACCTTCATATTTATAGGAGCCTTGCCACATTCTATACGCCATAGAGTGACTGCCTGCACTTGCTCCAGCGTCTAAGCGTTCACTAGCAAGCTCCCTAGTTATATCTCTTTCGGCTTTCAATAGGTCTAAAGCTTCCTTGCCCGCTTTGGTTGCTTCCGCTCCGTATGATTCATTTATATAAGCTTTTTTCTTATCTAAGAGTTGATCCCAAACATCAAGTAATACGTCATACTTGGCTACCATTTCGTTGTAATCAGAATAGTTTGCACCTCCGAGCCCCAAATCAATTCCTAACATCTTGAACGGAACCTCAATAGTTCCACCAATGGCACTAATAACATTGTTCACAATATTTTTGCCAAATTCGACTCCTCCATCTTTCCCAAATTCATCAAGAAGAGAGAGGACAGCTGCAATAATTCCTCCTATTTTGCTACCGGATTCACTTAACGCATCTACCAATCCTCCAACAGCACTACCAAAGCTACTTAAGTTAAATTCCGCACTTCCCAGTTGCTGCATAGCATCAGCAACAGCCGTTATATTACTAATTGCCTTATCCCTGGATTTTTCAACATTGGTCTGTGCATTGACTTGTGTATTTTGAGCTTTATTTACTTTCTTTTGTGCTTCTTCTTTTTCGGCATCCGTTCCTTTCTTATTAGCTTCAACCAGTTCCTCTTCTGCTTTTTTCAGTTGTTCTGTAGCATCCGCTAACTCTTTCATAGAATCAGCCATACCTCCAAAGAAACCACCTTTATCGACAAGGGTATCATTGATGGAATTTATTGCGGTTTCAATAACTTGTATTTGTTCCGGAGTAGCATTTTTGAATTCAGAAGACTTCTTAAACTCCTGCAACTGCTTCTTTATTTTGGTTAGTTGATCTTTAGTAACTTTGCTCAAATCACCGAAAATCATTTCCCAATTTATTTCCTCTTTAAGCTTACTCAAATCCAAGTTAGCTAAAGCTTCCTCAAACTCCTTTTGTAAGGATGCTGCTTCTCCGGCATTGGCGGCTTTATTAATAGCATCTGCATATTTCCGAGTGATGGCCTCTTTTTTCTGTTGGAATGTACCATATTTTATGATATATTCATTCCACGCCTCTTCTTGGTTACGTATTTGGTCGTTAATTTGGCGTTTACTCACATATCCAATAGTAGCATCAATAGAAGAGGTATCTACTTTAACAGAAGAAGGATCGAATGTTTTCTTTTTATAGTTCTTATTTTTCTTTACATTCAATTCTTCCCTTGCATCAAAAAGTTTCCTTTGATACTCAATCTCTGTCCGAATGTAATCTTCTCTCTGGCGTTTTAAGTCTTGTATTTCCTTTTTGTTATCCAAAGCTCTTTGTGCCCGTATTTTTGCTTCCCCTTCCTCCATCGTATTAATACGAGCTTGGAAAGCCTGATTTTCCAAATCTTCTTCTCTTCTCTTTCTTTCAAGAGCCTGTTTATCCAAAAGATCGGCTATTTTCTTTTGCTGGTCTAAAATGGAGTTATACTCTTTGGTTGTTTTAGAATCCGAATACTTATCTATTTGCTTTTGTGCTTCTTGTATTTGTTTAGTGTATTTATTCCATTCTTCTGAATTCTTTTTAGAAACATCTAAAGCATCACGAGCATCCTCTGCTTGCTTTTTTTTGCTCTCCCAATACTCCTTATTCTGAACGGCATTTAAACGGGCTTTTTGTAAATCTTCTAAAGCTGAAACAAATTGCCTTATTTCACCAACCTTAAAATCTTGATTACTATCAAACCATTCCCCACCCATATTTTGAGATAAGGCATCTTTATAGGCTTTTATTGTATTCTTTAGTTCATCATCAGACATTGATTTTGCGCCAGATATTAAGTTGTTTCTGTAGTCAGAAACAACTTTTTGGCGTGTTTTTTCTCTTTCCCTTTTTAATTGCTCTAGTTTTGCTATTTCATCATCAAAAGCCGATTGGTCATTAGTACGCATCCGTTCGATATATTCTTCCTGATTCTTTATGCGCTCGTCATAGCTTCGCAATTCCGTTTTATTCTCTTCGGCTTTTCTTGTTGCATCTGCTTCTGATAGTTCTTTTTTGAGAGCTATCAAGTTTTTAAGATGTCCCTCTTCATCAATATACTTTTCAATAATACCAGGGTACATTTTTTTTAGAAGATCCATAGCCCCCACTCTCTCCATTTCAGCCTTAGTTTCATCCTCTATGGAGGCTATCAATTCTTCGACCTTTGTTTTATGCTGTTCTTCACGTCTGGCGGCAGCTTCTTTTGTCTCATTATACCGTTTCTGCATTTTCTCGACTTCCGTCTCACGTGTATAGAACTTATATAATCCATAAGTCGCAGTTCCAACAGCAGCGGCGAATAAGACATACGGATTAGCCAATGCCTTACCCACACCCTTAAATGTTGAGATGATATTCTTTTGAACTGTTGCAAATATCTTACCTCTTGCGGCAGCAATAGCCATAGAATTAGACAATACAATATTTGCAGCAGCAGCTAATTTCTTTTCAACTACTGCTTGTCGTAAAATCATTATATTAGCCCGTTCTAACATATTAACCACAACTATAGCCGCTTTGTATGTCCCATAGGTAGCTACTAAAGATGCAATGATTGCTCCAACCTCTTTATAGTTTTCAATAATAGACGTTACTGCCGATATTGTCATAGATGCAATTCCCTGCGTATCTTCTCCAATAGAATTTAACATAGAATCCCAAGCATCACCCAAATTAGAAATTTGACCGGACAATGTCGTAGATTGCATTTCCATCAAGTTATAGAACTTACCACCCTCATTAGTCATATTCTCTATAACCTTTTGCAATTCAGGGAAACCTACTTTACCTTCAGTAACCATCTTTCTGATTTCTGACTCTGTTTTCCCTAGCTCTTTTGATAATTCGGCAACCAAAGGGATACCACGCCCCATGAACTGATTTACATCTTGCGTGAATAATCGTCCTTGCGACATAGACGTACCATATAGATAAACTAGCTCCCCAAGTGGAATAGAAAGACCGGATGCAATATTCCCCAAACGAACCAAAGTTTCATTCACTTTGTCCGCTGAAGTTCCATAAGCAAGAAGCTGTTTTGCCCCGCTTGTTACTCCTTGTAAATCAAAAGGTGTTTTTGCTGCCGTTTCCACCATTTGAGCCATTAAAGCATCGGCTTTTTCTTTACTACCCAACATAGTTTCAAAGGCGATAGATGTTTTCTGGAACTCTCCACGGACATTTATCATATCGGTAACTAATCCTTTTAATGCGGCAGTACCACCGATAACACCTAACATCTTCGACAGAGATAGATTGAATTGTCCTGTACCATCCAAAGCCCTACGTATATTTTCCTCATAGTTACCAATCTCCATCTTTTGGCGGGTATAAGCATCCGAATTCAGCTTCAAATACCGGGTATTTTCTTGAATCTTGATATTTAACTTCGTTCTAGCACCAGTTTCCCTCTCTTGCTGGTCTGTTACATTAGCTTGAGCGAAACGGAGTACTTTTAGTTGTTCACGAGCTTCTTTTATTGACTGTACTTGAGTTTTTAATGCAACTGAAATCTGGTCGTCAGTATATGTTTTAGGAGAACGAGGTGCCCTGACTGTTCCTTTTTCTATCTGTTTTTGTAGTGCTTCATATTTTTTGATAAGAGAGTCTATTTCTTTTTGTTGTTTTTTAATTTGTTCTGAAGCAGCTTTTTCTTGGTCTATCCTTGCCTGTTGGGTTTGAACATATTTGTCTTTATATTTTTCCAATTTCTTTAAAGCTGATGCTAATTGCTTCTCAAGAGCTTTCACAGCCGCATCACTATTGGGTACACTTGCAATCTCAATAAGAGATTTTTTTAATTTATCTATCTCCTGACGCAGTTTGACAATCTTTTCAAGGTCAATATCTGCATTAAATTTCATTCCTGCCATGTGACTTTTACATTATCGTTACCAAATGACTGTTTTAATTCTTTATCTAAAGTTAGGCTTGCCGAATCCAGAACATCAAAACCTTTACTAGACACAAAACTTGCATATTCCATTCCATCCGCCACAACAACACCGTCTTTAGGCTTACTTCCAAAGATCAGCATTGCCTCTGTCCTGTTCTTCGCCAGTGAATGTTCTCCATCGGCAGGGATATAGAGGTCTACAATCTTTCCATCCCTGACAATAGCAGCACCGGGAGCATTGCGAAGGTTCCAAGTATGGTTTTGATAGGTTTTCTTATTACTAACATTGCGTTCCTTCTGCATATAGACGGCTCTTTGAGCTGCTTCTTTCATCAATTCGGTAGCATTCTCATCTACTTCTTCGACGAATTCATCAAGACCGGACAAATCCACTGTTACTTTCATTATTCATCAAACTTAACTTTTCCTTTAAAGAAATCCTCATCCGATACTTCTGTTAGTACCTCCCCATCATATACGGTATGTAACTTATCTTTTTGCATAATAACCAAATTGCGATATGGTATTTTATAAACTACTTCATCGTAAGAGAGATGAAGATTTTCCATGAACGACGCAATTTGTCCTAACATACAATCATTTCCTATAACTTCTGTTTTGCTGTCAGATTTGCTACGTTCTTTGCTAAATCCAACAGCATTGTAAAATTTTCTACAGAGATCAGGGAGTAAGCTGCCGTAAGCCCATATAACACTTCTTCTAACGTCCCATTTGACAACTCTTGTTCAAGACTATCATTTCCTTCAATAAACCAAGAAAGTGCACGAGAAGCGACAGAAATGTCCTTTAGCGAAGAAATGACTCCCGCAATATCCTTATTATCTTCCAGAACAGCGAGATAAGCCGAAGCACCGGCTATTTTATGGATAGTAGGCGGGTTTACACGGTACATTTTCCCATTTACAATTATAGGAATGAAATCTTTTCCTGTGATAGCTTCCGATACAAGTATAGCTGCTTTATTCATAATGATATTTATTAAAAAGGGGCGAGAAACACAAATCCTCACCCCTCACCACTTTACAATATAGATAATGTCTCTGACGGTTGCGTCCCATCTTCTCCTGAAGAGTCATAGTTTACAGTACTCCCAGCGTTCACCCGCCTTGATCTAGCTGAATAACTATTTATAGAAGGCGATTCAGAAGAAGCAAGAGCTACCTTTTCATCAGTTCATGCAGCGTCCACCTTTTCGCCATCGAACAGATAATCGCTCTTAACACCAGTGTTAGGATTTTCCATAGCCACAGCTGTTACACCCAGACCGATATTCTTTTCTACCGCATTACCTTTTGCGATAACAGCAGCATTGGTAAATACAATGTAGTTGCCTGTTTTCGTCTGGCCTACGATTGCCTTATTTACAATTCCCGGAGTGTCAGAAGAAGCCCATCCAGCATCAGTATCAATCTTTTCACCACCTTCCAATTTAACCTTGTCATCAAAGGAGAAAACTCCCATAGTGAAAGCGATTGTTTTAGCTCCTTTTTGAGTAACATCACGATAGTAGATGCTACCATTCAACTCGTTAATATAGTCGGTATAGGTCGGATCATCCTCTGTATACGCCCAAGTATCCTGATGGGAGTTCTCAACTTCCGTGGCAGTGCCTAACCATGTCTTAAGAGAAGTTTTAGTGACAGCGGCAGTTATAACATCACCGTACCAAATCTTTTTAATTCCAATAAACGGTTTCATATCTTTTCAATTTACGTTTAGAGTTTCAAATAATAATTTCACATTTACATAGTAACAACATAATTCTTTGTCTTCTTCTATTCCGATACTTTCAGAAGAGTAACAATACCAGGAGCCGTCATATTGGGAAACAACATCATCTTTAAAAAACTTCTTTGCTTTCCGTTCCAGCTCATTCAAGCGAATCAAACTTGCTTTTTCAGACCTTGTTACAGGAACGCAAAGATTTACTTCAACATATCCTTTTTCCCAGTAAGCATCCGGTTGTTGAGTTTTGGGGTAGATTATAATTCTCTCGGTCTTTACCTTACCTTCAGGGATATTTCCCCGTTGATACATTTCAGAGATTCCAAAAGACTTGCAATCTTTAAAAATAATATTCGCTATGTCAGTCGTTACAATCATACCCAAATATCACATCTACCCTTAAACTCCTCCGAATAGCATTCGGCATTCTTCTTCACATCTCCCTCTCCTACAGTATTTCCTCCAGCATCCAGACACCTGATATGAGATCCTAAAACAATCTTTTTACCCTCATAAACCACATGGTAATTATATACCCAGCGTTCACCATTGACAGAGACTTCTTTTTGTTGGGAGTTGTCATGGCAGAAGCAATCTGTTACATCTTGCCAAGATTCTCCACCGGTTCCCGGTATTGGTCGGTTATACTCGTCGTTTTCTTCCGGAGTAATAACCTGTATTTGCAATTTATGTGGAGCAGTTTCTAGCATATCACCAAAATGTTACTTTAGGTTTATCTGTATTCAGTTCGTCCTTCAGTCCATACTTATTGCATAAAAAAGAATAATAGGACTTTATACCAGAAATATCCCAAGAAAGAGACTTTGAATGACCGTTTTCTGATACCGATTTAGAAGTAGCTCTAAGCAATAAGGAGGGAATAAATCTTGCTATAGCAACAGAGATAGACTGCATATTATTTTCAGTCATTTCCCCGTCAGGGTCAACCCCGGAAGAAAGATTAATCTCTACCAAGTCAGCCTCCGACAATGATATGCCGAAGGACTGAAACTTTTGCTTTATGTAGTCACTAATTATCATACTTACGCATTCATCGTGTCCAGGTCAAAAATTACAATCTTGTTTGGAGATGTAAATTCCGGAATCCATTCGGCTCCATATTCCATGAAGCGGCCTTCATCCGTACGTATGTTGGAAATATACATACCACCTTCTGAACGGGTGTAAGTCTTTCCCGGAACCGGATCGGTTATTTCATACGGAGTATGCCAGCGCATCTTTCCCTGTTTAGGAGTGGTAAACAAAGAAATACGGTTGTCTTTAAATACCTGTTTGAAAGTGCCGTCTGACAATTCCACCAAATCTTCGTTGATTACGATAGGCGGCAAGCCCAATCCTCTAAAGATAGTGGTCGCCATCTCACTAGACATAAGTCCGGCAGACAGTTGGACTTCTTTAGAATCAAAGCTTTGTTTGTAAAATTCCCCGAAGTCCTTTGATCCAATAATGCTATTGATAAAAGTCTTTCGGGACATTTCCATAGAAACGAACATGCCGAACTTAGTACGTAATTCAACGGTTTTCTCCATAAGATAACGAACAAAGTTCAGTTTGTCTGCAACTTGTGGAGTGATACGATGAACCGGAAGTTCCATTTCAAGCAATTCAATTCCTTGCGGATTATCGTCTACTTTTACGGATGCTTTACCATCAGAACGAAGATCACCGTCCACAATATCCATACGTTTGTGTGGAGCAAGCAATACTTGACGCATATCATCTACAATGTAGTTGATAATATCGTCCAGTGCGGCCCGTTGATCTGGTGTCTTCGCCTGATTGAACTTATTGATTAGTTCTTGAAGCATATCGAGTCTATCGTTGTCCATCTGGTATCTATCCCCCATATAGGCAACTTCGCCATATCCGGAACCCAAAGATTTACGTTCTCTTAACGGCTTGTTAGAGTTACGGTCAATTACAGAACCGGCAACAACACCCGTTACTGTCCCCAAATATGTTTTGAACACACGGGATTTCGTTTCCTCAAAATCAAGGTGCTTTTTCCAAAAGATTTGATCCAGTCTTAGAGCCTGCACACGGTCGATAACCGCTTTCACCACTCCCGGATCATTCAGTAATGTTTGAATAGTCAAATACATAGTTCCTCCTTTCTTTAATAAGTGAACATGAATCTGTCACCCAAAGTCTCCTTATCCTTATCGGAGATAGGAACAATGAGTCTTGTCGGTCTGATCTCGTACGCTTGGCCTATAGCGGTAACAGTTGCACCCGCTTCTACTTTAGTCCATGCATAATTCAAAGCCGTAGCTGTCGCTTTTGCCGTTTTACCGGCTGCGGCAGTAGCTTCAAACAATACCGCATCCTTTTCTGCGGCAAGCGTTGGTGAAGCGGCCAGAGTAACGGTATCATATTCCGCATTACTTTTGTCGATAGCTTCAATTGTACCGCCATTTGTACCATTACCAATATGCATACCGACGTACGCAAAAGAATTTTTCTTGATCTTCAACGAAGTAGAACCGGCAGTGATCTTCTTGGCTACTTCAACATTCAAAACAGCTTTTGCCGTTCGTTTCACAAAATCAAGAACCAAAGGGGTAAGAGGCGGGATCTGCGCAACCCCTGTCAAATTCGAAATATCCAGATTGAAGCCACCGGAATATCTATAAACCGTTTCAAAACGGCACATTTCCGGCATTTGCTTCTCAATCGGACTTAAATCATACTTAAAACCTGCTGGCATAATTAATCCTGTTTAGAGTTTTTAATTTCTTCAGTTCCCTTGTTTATCAGGGTGGCAATGTCGTTTGAATTGTTCTGCTCATTGCTTCCCGATTCGGGAGTTCTCACATCTTGAAATCCTGCGTTGGCAAACGTCTGCTTTGCATCCTTGAAATAGTTATCCAAGTTTGCATCTTCGGGAATGCTCAACATAGGAACAAGGTTTTCGGGAATACCATACTCCTTCGCTTTTTCCATGATTTGCTCTTGGCGAGTGGCCTGCGCCTTCTCCGTTTCAAGTTGAGTGAGCTTGTCAGAAAGAGGTTTAAAGGCTGCACTCACTGCGTTCGCAATGATGGTCGCTATATCATCTTTCTTTTCTTCCGGCTTCGGATTTGGGTTAGGATTGGGATTCTCGATTTTATTTTTCAATTCGTCCAATTGTTTTTGTAGACCCGATTTTTCGTTTCTAACAGTATCAATGTCTCCTTGAAAAGCCTTCAGAAGTCCTTCGACCCCACTAATAGCAGTTTCTATTTGACTTTCTTCAGTTACGGTTTTAGACAAGTAGTCAGCCACCCCGTCAAACGCTTTATCACCAAACCCAAAGGTTTTATACTTCGTTTTTAGTGCTACTAAGATTTTTTCTTTCATACTGTATGAATTAGTTTTTATTTTCAACAGCATAAAGTTACACTCAAAGAAGAAAGCTATAAAATAATTACATGAGGGATAAACCACAATTGCCCAATTGTGGGAAATTAGTTGTTTTAAGGCATAATAAATGCTATTCTTTGTGATATTAACCAACCTAATAGACAGAGAATACAAGGTAATGAACTTCGTGCTATTGGTGAGAGAAAAGATAGTGCTGAAACTGTTAATCTTATAAATATTGCTAAAAAGTGAGGTGTTGGATGTTGTTTGATGTTGTTTTAACACTGTTGATGTTGTTGTTGTTGATAAAGTTACTACCTTTGTACCATCAAAGTAACGTAACTATGATACGTTACGAACAAAGATATAACTAATTCTGTTAGTGATACTATAGGTACTACTTATAGAAAGTTTATTTTAATTCATTTGAAATGGGAAATATAAAGTTAAAATCGAAAAAGACTAGTCTCTTAAAAAGAGATTCTTCTACTAATGTTAGAAAAATCAAATCTAACGTTGATTTTGTATTTACTGATGTTTCCAAACAAGAACTCGAGAAGAGAAGAATCCCTGTATATGACTATCTTATTCCATAACGATATTATGGCGTAAATCTGTTTTATTATAAAAACAAAGGAGAATTGAATATGAAACCCTCATCTTACACACAAGAGGCATTGGTTATAGAAAATCCCTCAAAAGCACTATTAGACTTTGTAAATAAGTTGAGAGATAGAAAAATGTCTCAACAGGAGAAATTACGCAATAAAAAAAACTGCACTATTAAAATTAACGTATAGTTTTTCTAAATGGATATTTCCGTTTCTATCAATTCTAAATCAGAAGATGAGTATCGGATAATACTATCTCCATTTAATTTGGAGATAATCCCGGTAGAGGTGCGGGAGATACTTGGAGATAGTATCGAAATAGCAGATGTCACACTTGAGAGAGTGAAAGGTGATAATCCCACCGATATTGGAGTACTTCTGAAAATATCAAATATTATAGGTGAAATTTTTAATGATAATGAGAATTTGATATTATATTTCTACTGTGATGACATACACGACATTCTAAGAAGGGACAAAGGAATAACTCCACAAAAATTCAGAAGTAATTTATTCTCAAGAATGTTTGATAAATATATGTTATCAAATGGAATTACTGATATAATAAATACACCTATTGAGATTAAGGCAGACAGGCATATTTATATCCATCTGATATCAAGAAGTATTCATTTAGAATATGTAAAAACCATAAAAGGTGTCATAATGGATATGGAATCAAAATAAGCGGAGTAACCTCCGCTTTTCTTTTGCCCTCTTGCGAAGGGCGGGAATGAGTTACAATGTTGACTCCGAAAAATCTAATTCGTATATAACCTTTCCGTTTTCATCCCTTTTGAATTTTCCCACGCAGATAAGTTCGGGGAATCCGGGTTCAGGCGCCCAAAAAGGAACGGATATTGCATCTCCTTCGACAAGATCCAGCGTTTTCACTAGCTTTTCGGCTTCTTCCTTGCATGTTTTCTCTAGTATTTCCATGCTGTCCGTAGTTTTACCGCAACGGACTACAAATTCATTTTGAATGTTTTCTTTTTTCATGATTCTATTGTGTTATTTGGTTAGGAGAATTCAATATAGTACGCAGCTGGGCGTCTATTTGTAATAATGCTTCAAATTGCGTTTCCAAACTTTTAAGCATTGAATCAATATTATTATCTGAAGGCTTAAGGGACTCTACCTCTTCTAATAACCTATCAGATAAGTTTTCATTAAAAGATCTTTCCATCTGCGCCAAGTAAGCTTGATAAGTTATTCCCGGCATTAGAAACTGGTTTTCTGCGTTATATTTTTCTATAAATTCCCTCAATTCCGCTTGAACTTGCAAAGACAACCTTTGAGTAGCCTTAAATTGTATTTTCAAATGAGAAAACTTTTCTTTAGGATTACGATAGAATTGATAGATAAAAGTCATTATAGCAATAACAACCCCTATTATAGCGATTATATCCATATTGTATTTATATTAATGAAACTAAAGTATATTGCTAATTTAATTATTTCTTTTTAATAAATTCAGAAGAAACCCACAAGTCTATTTCTCTATTCCTATCAGTTTTTACTCGAATTTTACACTTACCAAATTTCTTCTCTATCATTTTACAATCATCTACTGGATTTATAATAAAGACTTTTCCTAATAATATCATTTCTTTCAATCTGCTCTCGTCTTTTCTATTAGACACTTTGTTTAATTCAGCAAAATCGTCTTCACTGATAGCTGAAAGACACTCTTTAACTAAATAAACCTTATCTCCAATATTAGGTAACCCCTTGTCATTCCCACAAGAAAGGAATAACCCCATGGATATAATTAATGAAAATAATACAGTAGTCAAACATCCTCCCTTTTTTGCCATAAGAATATTAGTTTTATAATTAGAACTTGTAAATACTTTACAAGAATGAATGCTGATTTTATTATGTAAATTTATAGGTTAATTACTTCTTCCTTTCTTCTTAGTCTTTTTTCATTAGAATCTGCCTTGCTCCAATTGCGGTTGTAGAGAATCGGTCTTCGGAATAAAAGTCTGAAACGTCTTTATATTTTGGAGCTTTTATGCGTGTATCAATATACTGATATTGCCATTCAATGGGGTAAGATCCTATAAGAGAAAGCACATAACTAGATTCAGAACCTTCTATGCTATTATAAGCCCTCATATTATAAATGCGAACTTTCCTCACATCAATGTCTTTCTCTGTAACATTATTAGTACCAACATTTGGATCATTTATAAAAGCAATATACAAAACATCATCAATATTAAACTTTGGATATGGAATTGAAGTTTTAAGAGAGTCAACTTGTTCTTTTGTTTTCTCATTGCACTGGGCATGGCATATTATTGGCAATGACATTGCCAGTATAAATAATACTTTCTTCATAACTGTGTGTTTTATGTTATACAATGCAACAAATTAACACAGAAACACACAAATAAGCAAATTTTACTCGATTAATTTGAATTTAGAACCGCATTTTGGGCAGATTATAGTGTTTTCTTCCTCTTTTTTACGTTCAAACAAGTCCGGAATTTCGACCTCTAACGCATCTGCTATTCTATTTAATACATCTAAAGTTAAATTTCGATTTAAAGCCATAGATAATCCCGATTGAGACATATTCATTCTTTTAGCTACGTCTGCCATAGTTAATCCTTTTTCTTTTGCTATTTCTTTAACTCTTAACATAAACGTTATATTTAAATTTTGAGGCAAATATATATAATATAATGTATATGCGAAAGAAAATAGGATAAAATTCACGCATACATGAAAAATATTCTTTCTTTTTCTTGTTTGTTATTCACGTATATGTTATATTTGCACCGTAATAAATAACATATACGTGAAATCTTATTAGTAATATAAATATATGAAACGTTACAACTTATCCCAAATAATGAAATCCGCTTGGCGCTCTTACAAACGTGCCGGCAACGAAAGAACGTTCTCCGAATGTCTGAAATCAGCTTGGAGCCTTGCAAAATTGCAAGAATACTGTTCACCGGAAGCGGTTAAGGCTAGAACGGATCAGTTCTTGGCGGAAAGACATGAAGCCATGAGCAACGCTGCTAAGGCTACAATGGATAAGGGGTACAATAATAAGAGCATACCGACATCGGCTTACTATACGGCTAGTACTGGAAGATACGGTGCTCATTACGTAAGAGATTAACCATTAAAATATACGAATATGATAGAAATGACAATCATTATTCTAAGCCTACTTGCCGGATATAAGATGTTCGGTGATGGCAATGACAAGTTTTTCATGTGATAACCTATTATTAACAATGTGGGCAGGCGTTCGTGGCACCTGCCCACTGTAAACAACTTAATTATATGAACAATGCAGTAGTTTACGACTACAAAGGTAGTCAAATTTCATTCATGAGTGGCGAAAATGTGATGGTAAATACTACACAAATGGCAAAGCCATTCAGTAAACAGCCTATTGACTGGTTAAAAACCAATCAATCAAAAGAATACATCGAAACGTTTTCCAAACTGAAAATTATCAGTTTGGCTGATTTAGTGCAAGTTACGAAAGGTGGCAATAATTCCGGTACTTGGATGCATGAAGATGTCGCCTTAGAATTTGCTCGTTGGCTATCTCCGGCTTTTGCTATATGGTGCAATGACCGTATCAAAGAACTCCTAAAGACCGGAGTAACAACCGTCTCTAATGACGATGAAGCGATAGCCTACGCCATGCAAGTACTAAACAGACGCCTAGAGCAAGCCAAAGCGGAGAAGAAGCAACTGGAACAGCAAAACGCCAAACTCCAGCCAAAGGCAGCCTTTGCCGACGCAGCTTTTGCCACCGACGACAAGGTAGACATAGGAATGTCCGCCAAGATCCTAAAGCTCGGATTCGGGCGCAATACCCTGTTCGACAAGCTAAGGAAAGCGGGCGTATTCTTCGCCAACCGGAACGAGCCCAAACAGCGGTATATTGATGCCGGTTACTTCGAGATGAAGGAGAAGTTTATTGAGCGCAACAATCATCCGGGATTTGTAGTAACCAAAGTGCTAGTTACCCAAAAGGGATTGGCTTATCTAAACCACCTGTTTGGCGGAAAACTTTCCGACGGGAAGTTAGTTAGGATAGTATAATACCCATCCCTTCCCTAATTCACACATTTATCGCAGTCCGTTTCAATGCCGGACAGCCACAACTATATCAAAAAGTTTAGCATCAAAAAAAAGAAAAGAAATTATGAAACAGAATTATTTCACACTGAAGCAAAGTAGACAGATAAACAAGATATATAACGAAGTACAGAGCTATATGCCATTCGAGGAAGCCACATTTCCGGTTTTTATTTCGAAGATAATCCCGTTCGTAAGGGAATATTCCCGTTACACGGAAAACAGCAAGGAATACGCAAAAGAATTGTTTGTAGAAGGGATAAGGAAACTGGCAGACAAATATTACCCGAACGGATTCAAGTCCAGCAAGAAGCAACGGTATAGATTCTCTTTGATTGATATTCCCCGAATGAGTACTTTTGAATGTGACTATAAGCCTATTGAGGGCGTTGCGTGCATGAAGGTTATCAGAGCTTTCCGGGACTTTGCCCGTTCCGGATTCGAGGAAGAGGAAGAGTTTGTAAAGAAGTTAATCAGAATATCCAATATGCTTAATTGAAAAGTACAATTAGCGTTTCCGACGACCAAATCGGGCTACATCTCTGTTAAGGAGGTGGGGAAAGGGTAGCTTTAGGGCTGCCCTTTCTTTATGTCTGTACTCATGCAACGTTTCGCTCCCGGACCATATTTGAGATAATAGCGTAAACCTTATCCAAGATATTATTTCTTTCCGCTATTTCAAGTTTTGTTTCTCCCTTGAACTTCTTCTTGTAGTTACCAATAGAAATGTGATAGAGGTAATATAATTGCTCATAAACCTTGTGCCAAACGTCCTGTTGTCTAGTGTTGGTTGCCGAAGCATATTTGTTCACCAGTTGGCGGATCTTATCACGAAGAGAAATTTCCGGTACCTTTTCAGATGAAACAGCAACCGCTAACAACAACTTCCCGTTTTCTTCTCTCTCCTGCTCCATCGCGTCCAGCCTCTTTTCTACGTTTTCAATCCGTTTGCTTTGTTCAAGCAAAGCTTGTGCGGAATGGACCAGTATTTCAAGTTGGGATAATGGCTTCAGCTTTTCCTTTAGAGCTTTTTCCATCGCATTGAAAGCTGCAATATAATCAAGTTTAAAGCGCATAGCCTTTTTCCCTGTAAATCCCATAGCCAACAAAGTAAAACCGTCACGATTCATTATAAACATTGGGTATTCCTGCTTATTTTGTTCGTTAACATAAATAGTTTCAACAAACATGGGGTCAGCCGAATTTTCGGCACACCCCTGTATAAGTTCCCTAATAGCATCTAAAACATGTTTATGCTCTTTCCCGAACTTTTCAGCCACCAACAAGCTACTTGTTAGCGCTTGGTTGTTCTCACCTTTAAATACTAAATCGTTCATATTATTAAATATTTTGTTCTATTTTTCCTATGATTTTTGTATATTCCCCGTGATTTTTCTAACCACGCACCTTAAATATTGTCCTTTTTGACTGATTCAGAAGATTCTTTCTTTTCTTCCTCCTCAATCTCTTTCAGGACTTCATCCACCCTTTCGGCATTACCGGCAAACAAAATACCCTCTCTCCGGGACCATACTTTACCATCTATTGCACTAACTGCCGTTGTTACCCGTTCATCAATATCATCAATCATATATGGAACCAAATCCACATCAATATCAATAGTCTGGGACGCCTTGTCAAATTCGGATGGGTTAATATCCGCCAAAGCTGATACCAAGAAGTTTACCCTCCGTTGAAAGAACTCTCCAATTACTTCCGCATGATTAGATACCGCCATGTGCGCACCCATAAAAATATACCTGAACGCTTTCCCTGAAATGGCATTTCCAAGACCTTTCAATTCTTGCGGTGATATGCGTGGGGTATTCGTCAGGTCGTATGCCCTGTTAGTAAGCCCTTCGAGTTCCAATTTAACCGTATCAGGAACCTGATTCCAGGTCAGATATTGAGCGTTTGCCTTATCTCCGGTCAATTGTATGATTCTGTTGCGTTTCTTCCCTGTAAAGCCTGACACGTCCCCAAAGAGCATTAAATACGGGAAGAAATGGTAATCTATACAATCGGCATAGCTTGATAATATCTTCTCTATGCGTACACGTATAGTCTTTATCTTATGGCAATAAGTCTCCGGGCGATAACCATATAAGACAGGAAGTTTTTTAAACCCATGCCTGAAAGACTTCTCCTCTACCGCTTCCCACCTATTCGTATTTTCCCACTGGTAAACATGTGTAGCGGTAACAGTTTGAAAGCATACTATTTCTACATCGTCCAAGTCTTTCTTTTTATATTCACGTGAGAAGGCAACCAAATCTCCGGCATCATCAAAGAAAGGGTAAAGTTTATCTCCCCTGAATGGCGACCATATTACGCTGCGGAGCTTATTTTGCGGCCTCACACTTCCTCCGAAGGCCTTCTGTATTTTATTCCAGAATTTAGCCCAGAACGAATCATCTTTGACTGCATACCAGTATTCGGCACATTCCTGTTCAGAAAGCCATGAACGGACTATACGTTTATTCTGGTACTTTATTTTATTCTTCTTCAATACTTGCTGGATAGCATAAAATAACCCTTTTTCGTCCTCATTAGACGGAGCGCAATCCATCTTAGGCTCAACTCCTACCGTAAATGCTGTTTGAATATTGGTTATATCTTGCTCCAGCGGGATAGATATACGGTTGCACGGCTCTGTACGTTTTTTAGCTGGGATAGTAGTGCTTTTACCGGTACTATCATTCCATTCTTCCCTTTCCTTCTCTTCAACAACTTCGATATCCGGGTATTTTTCTTTATCCACAATGATTTCATGCAAATCAGCATTCCAATCCTTCCAGTTTTCACCGGTATTGGGTTCCTCCGTTTTACGCCCTTTCTTCAAATATTCGATCTTCTGATCTACATCTTCTAATGCTAAAATCTCTTCTAATGTCATATTGATATATTTTTAACGTCCAAAAATCCCCGAATAATCTTTAGGTTTCTGAATTTTACCAAGAAGCTCACCCAATACATAATAACGGGCTGCATCGATAGCGTGGTTATCATGATCTTCCGGTTCATTTATATAGTTCCCATCTTTATCTTTAGCCCACACATATTTCCGTAGTTCTTTCTGAAGATTGTATGAACGTTTAGTTACAAAAATCTCCATGGTCTTCATTTTGTCTATACCTGCGTTAATAGAACCCGCTCCCTTTTCGACAGGATATATTTTTATCCCTCCATTGTGTATTTCTTGAATCAACCGTGGGTCAGCACTATCGGCTATAACCTTCAATCCCCATGGACGAAGCGTTTTAATGATGTCAGAGGAAAGAAGCCCGGTCCGGTAATCCACTTCATCCAAATACAGAGCATTATCAATAATTCCGCAACGAATAGAGGCGGACGGGTCATGAGTATACCCGAAATCTTGCCCAAAAGCAACCTTTTTGCACCAAATCGGGAACTCATCAACAATGCCCCATTTTTTGAATACAGCACCTTCTGCCACGTCAGCCCATCGTCCGATAACCACATGAGCATATTTATCCGGATCATTTACTTTCATATCCTCAACCTCTTTCAGAAACTCCGGTGAAAGATTCTCCAAATTATCAAAACAGGTGGTGTGGATATGAAGAACATTCGGATGAGTAGAGACTTGCACCTGCACTCCGTCAATCTCTACGAGCTTGTGAGTATTCTCGATGTACTTTTTATAAATGAAGTGATTAGAGTCGCAGGGGTTCATTATGATGATAATCCGGTTCTGAATCCCTTTCTTACGGATGGAGAGCATTATCTTATCAAATTCTTCCTCATTCGTCCACTCTTCCGCTTCATCGCATACAAAAGTAGTGATACCCTGAATAGATTTTAATTTTGCCGTCTGATTACCGGAAGAAGTCTTGATGCCTCGGAACATTATACGACTATTAGTCATTTTATTGACTATATCCGTCTTGGTAGTCTTGAAATACTTAGTTGTTCCGTCTAG